TTAATAATTATATAAAAAGGTAATTATAGGAAAAATTAAATACTTATGTTACACGTTACACATTTAAGGGAGAAGAAATGGCAAGCGTAAAGAAAGAAGATATTCCAATGATGGCAATGTTTATGCCTAAATTATGGGAATTAATAAAAGAATTTTATCTGGTTGAACTCACAGATGAATATTCAAAAGCAGCTTATGACCGCTGTATAGAATTGATAGAAACATATTCAGATCCATTGGCAAAAGAATTAGTTTTAGCATTTTTCAGATTTATTGATTCTAAACAAAGGGAGTTGAGAAAGAATGTACAACACAAAGAATAGATACGAACAGGGACAGGCTCTCAGAAAAGAAATCTATATGTATATCGTCAGTTATATCAAACTGGTTGGATATGCACCGTCAATTACAGAGATTTCCGAAAAGGTGGATGCCGGGAGAGCTACAGTCTGGAAGCATGTCAATAATCTGGTTGATGATGGTTTACTCAAGACAAACCATCCTAGTACCGACAGAGCATATACTCCGGTTGGGTACGGAATAAGAAAGATAAGCAAGGAGATAAAATGAAACTTTATGACATTGTTACAGCAGATGGTACATTCGTCGACAGTATGAGCAGAATAGAGATTTTGGAGCGATTCGGGATTTCTAAAGGAGTCTTTCAAAGATATCTGGATAATGGCGATCTGTTAGAAGGGAAATATCAGATAAATGATTATGACTGTGACATAAAAGCAAGGAAATGTAAGGACAGGGAATTATTCTTACAGTTTGACATTCTGACTCAGAAGATAAGGAGGGCTGTCGGATGGGAAAACTAAAAAAACGTGGAGGATTAGTACAATGAATAAAATGCGTGAATATGAACGAGGCAGGGAGGACGGGCTTGACCTTGCCAGACGAATTGTCAAACAGGGTGGGATTGAAGCCCTCGAACAGGAATGCAAGTTCCGGGGCGTGACTGGAATACATACCTCCCTGGCAGTAAAAGACCTTGATAAAGCGTCAGAAAAGATAAAAGAGGTTATAGCGGATTCATTTGTAATATTGTCAATCGCCGTTCTGCATGATGATTTCGGTTTTGGCGAGAAACGCTGTCAGAAATTCAGAAATGGACTTGGCCGGGCTGCTGATTATATCAATGATGGTCTGGCAGAATGGATTGATTATGTAGACGCTATTAAAGAAGAGTTAGGGATTGTATTAAAGAATCCCGCAGAATAACGGACAGGTAGCATTTGGATAAATCAATCATGGAGGACTGCACAATAGTGTGTCAGTTGCTTACATGGGGAAAGTGAGGATGGGAAATGAAAAACAATAATTACGCTTCGTTCTTCAAGACAAAACCAAAGAAAGTAGAGAGATACATTCGTTGCAGAAAATGCGGTGGAAACATGGAATGGAGTAGGGACTTTCCGCCACAAATCAAATGTACGAAGTGCGGATATACTGTATATCCAGAGCCTTATGAGCCAGATTGTATCAAACTGCCAGAAACATTGGAAGAATATTTTGAATTGTATGAGAAAATAAGGAGGAGAAATGGATAAATTAAAACCGTGTCCGTTTTGCGGAAAAGAGATAGATACGGACAAAAATGTATACATTCCAGAAAGAGACTGGGCACCGTCTTTTTACGATCCTGACAGTGGGGGATCCAATAGCCATTCACTGTGAATGCGGATTAACATTTTGCACAGACACATGGGATTGGAAGGAAGCTGTTGAAATATGGAATAAAAGAGTAAACAAGGAGGGCACGAAATGAAATTATTTAAAACAGTAGATGAGAAATTAGCGGAAATTGGATTTGTAAAAGAAGAAGAAGACAAGTATGGGTGTGTGTATAAAAGAAAAGATAAGGAATATAATTTTACACAAAAAGTCTTCATTGGACACAAAAAATCTGGTTGACATATTTTGCAGTCATATGATCCAGATTTAGGAGATGATAAAGGGATTGGAAATACTTGTGTTGGTCTTACAGGATATGAAATGAAACTGTTTATTAAAAAGATGAAGCAGTTAAAAATGTATGCGGGTAAGGAGGACACAAAATGTTAATCAGAAGTCAGAATAAGGCATTTTTATTAAACTTTAGCAATTTGACCGTAGCTTATATTGTGAAAGATGACGAGGGTTTTGTTATCTCAAGACTAGAGGATGAAAACAGATATAGACTTGGTGGATACTCCTCAGAAGCAAAAGCCATGAAAGTATTGGATATGATTCAGGAAGCTTATAGTGAATATCAAATCATGTTGAATTTCAGTGTAAGTTATCTTCACGAATTTAAAGAAAAAACAGATGGATTTGCTATCTTTCAGATGCCAGAAGATTCGGAGGTGGAAGCATGAGCCATATCAAAGACAGATTAAAGCAGTACAAAGATGAGTATTCAAAGTACGGTAAGTACGATGGACTGTATGTAGTGGATGTTCTGGAAATGCTTGAACAGCTTCAGGATGACTTAGAACTGGATGAAAATGAAAACGATTGGATTCCAGTCGAAAAGAAACCGCCAGAGCCGGGCAAGGATGTTGCTGTACTGCTTAAAGGCTTTATCCCGGCAATTGGTAGATATGAAGTAATAAGAGACGGCATTGGAGCCTTTGTAGTTCCAGGGCAAATTGAGACTCCTGTAGAATTCAGATTGCCTGTAACTGCATGGACACCGTTGCCAGAACCATATAAGGAGGACTAAATGGGAAGATGTAAATTAGAGTGTCCGGACGGTGAAACAGAATGCTGCATCTGCTATGAGAAACAAGACAGTTGCGATAACTTGTGTGACATGATGGATAGATACGAATATGCAGAAGATTGCGAAGATTATGTTAAGGAGGACGAGCCATGATTACATTCATATTAGGATTCACCCTTGGAACCATATTCGGAGCAACTGGTCTTGTATGCGTAGCGATTATGTACAACAAGCACCACCCAGGCGAATGAAGCAGTTGATATCGTAAAAAGTGGAGGAATTAAATGAGTAGACTAATAGATACAGACGAATTAATTAAATACATCAAAATTTGGGAAATCGGCACAAGTATTAGCTCTGACCAAAAAGAATTTATTGATTGTGTTAATAAACAGCCGACAGCTTTTGATGTGGACAAGGTTGTGGAGCAGTTAGATACATACATAACAAAGCTGGTCGGAAGAAATTCCGCACTATATCAGACAGTTATGCAGATCGTGAAAGGTGGTAGGGTTGAATGAAATATCCGGAAGAAATGTATATTGATAGTCAGATATTTGCAGGAGACATGGATGGTTCGGAATCCAATTTGACAGAAAAAATCGTAAAAATAAGGGCTTCTCATTTATGCTGCGTATGTGAAAAACAGGTACCTAAAGGCGAAAGAATGTTGAATCAAAAAGCAATAGTAGAAGGACAAGGTTGGCGCAGTTGTTATATCTGCCTGCCATGCGTTGAAAACTGGCTAGAAGAATCAGGACAAGTAGAGGGTGGTGGAGTTAATGAGAGAAATTCTTTTCCGCGGAAAGCGAATTGATAATGGTGAATGGGTTGAGGGATGTTATGCGGAATGCAATGGCAAGACATTCATTGGAATTGATATATCCATCAGCATTGATGAGTTTTAGGTTTTTTGTACTCCTATAATTAGGTGGATTGAAGTTGATCTAGAAACCCTTTGCCAGTTCACGGGGCTTTGCGACAAGAACGGGAAGAGAATCTGGGAGAACGATGTTGTTTGGCTTGTTTATGATGGGAAAGAACATATTTATCAGATAATTTGGGATAATTCCGAATTAGATTTTAAAGCGACCAACGGTGAAGAAAACTACGGATCGAATTTTGAATACTTATTATGTTGTGATGAAATTGAAGTTATTGGAAACATTTTCGACAATAAAGAACTATTACAGGAGGGATACAAATGAGCAGTGCAAGTGCAATATTTGGAACAAAAGCGTATGTGTGTGCAAGATACTTTCTTAGACCGGGAAAGTGTTTCAAATACATCGACCAGCGCGGTGAGGATGTCACAGAGCACATCTATGAGGTCATGGCATTATATCCGTACTGCGTCCTGCTAAGAGATACTAGAAACGGGGTCAGGACTTGTCCGGGGTATAATACTTTGAGCCTGATGCTGAGAGGAAGTGAAGCGAATGAGTAAGTCAGTATTAGTGATTGACACCCCAGAGAACTGTTTAGATTGTCAATTCTGTTATGAATTAGATGAAGGTGCTGAAGCATGTTGTTCAATCTCAGATGAAGATAAAGACACAAGCCTCATGAAGAAAATTGATTGTGAATATGGATATTGTCAATCTAAACCCGATTGGTGTCCACTTATAGATTTGCCAGAAAAAGATAATGGAGACTATCCAGCTAATACGTCTGATGCTAGCTTTGTGGAGAGCTGGAACCAGTGTATTGATGAGATTGCAGGAGGTACTATATGAGTAAATCAGTATTAGCGGTTGATACGCCCAGAAACTGTTATGATTGCCCGTTCGGAACTGCATACTGTGGCGAAATTGAATATGAGGGTTTGTGTGAATTAGCTGACTGCTTAAGTTGTGATGAAATTCTGATGACAGAAGAATATTATGATTGCGAAAGCAAATCAAGACCTGATTGGTGTCCGCTTATGGACTTGCCAGAGAAAGACAATGGAAATTATCCGGCTAATACATTTGATGCAGGATTTGTAGAAGGATGGAATCAGTGCATTGATGAGATTACAGGAGGAAATTCTGATGATTGATTTAACAGGAAAAAGCGTGTTTGTAAAAACGCAGGAAGAATATTTGAGTGTTCTGAAAATGGCAAAGCTTCAGGGATTCACATGGGCGAGAGTAAACCATTTAAACCCTGTCGAAATTCCAATTCCAAACATATTGAATTTTTATAGTAGCAAGATGGTCACTTGCAGAGACAATGAAAGGATATTGTGCGAAGCGTCCGAAATCGTCAAATATGAAGAAAGACTCAAGGACGCAGTGAACCTTGTCAGAACATTCACTAAAAACCCAGACAGAACAGCCTTGACGGACTCATTTATTAAGTCCTTGAAGTTACTTGCAGATACTGTAGAAAGCCAGATGGAAGAGGTGAAGTAGATGGAGAGATTAACAAAAAGAGATTTTTCAAGAATCACATATAACGAACGCCGAAGCATTATGTGCAGTTCGTATTGCGATAATTGCTCACAGGGTGCAGGAAATTGCAAAACAGTAAAGAATATGATTAAAAAACTTGCCACTTATGAAGACTTAGAAGAGCAGGGCTTGCTTGTGAGATTGCCGTGTAATGTCGGAGATGTAGTTTATGTAGATAGTGCAATACTTCCAATAGAGGATATGGAATGCTATGAAGACATAGACAATAAGATTCCCTCATATTTTCAAGGTCGAGTTGTTTCATTTCGGTTTGCGAAAAGGAACTGGGCAAAGATTGCGGTTAAGGCGAAGTGGTTACGTGAATGGATTGATGATGAAACCGGGCCAGAAAGTGATTACATAGAGTGCGAGAAAAATTTTTCAATCTTATTATCAGCGATTGGTAAAACCGTATTCCTCACCCGTGAAGAAGCTGAGAAGAAGTTGGAGGAATTCAGAAATTAAATTTAATTTTAAGGAGGCACAAAATGGGAAGAAACATTTATTTTACGGATAGAGAATTAAGCATGGTAAGAGACTATGTGTTTGAAGCAACTGATATTTTAGGCAATGCTTCTGATATAGCAGAACAAGTAGACGAAGACATGGAGAATGGTCTTGGCTCTGCTTTGCGAAAATTATACAAAGGCTGTATTGGAGAATCAAAATACGCAAAGTATAAAACAAAACGAGGATAAAAAATATTTTTAATTCGATAGAGAAGAAGTTGGAGGAGATGAAGAGCTGAGTAATAAACCTACACCAGACATAACACCAAGCCTTGCTATATCAGCATACCGCGTATTGCAGCAATATTGTACTGGACAGCCAGCAGATTGCGAAGGCTGCGGATTCTACGAACACTGTCCAGAATGTTTTCAAGGCATACCATGTGACTGGAACCTAAATGAAGAAGGTGAAATAAATGAAGTTAAGGAAGGCAACACTGATTGACTACGGAGTACCGCCGGACGATATACCGACATTACAAAGCCACTTGCGGAATCTTAGCGAAAGCGATAAATACAATCTGTTGCAGGTATCCATCAAATATGCACCCGGCATTGAATCACAAATCTATGACAGCATCGTGAACGGTATCGGCTATCGGACAATGGAGAAGATCAGGACGGTTCCTGCAACGGAAAATGACTTCTACGGATATAGACGCAAGGTCATGGCGGAATATTATCATCTGGCCAAATTGATTGGCAGACTTTAAAAAAAACTTAAAAATTTATAAAAGTGGTAGAGAGCTACGTACGCCCTAGTATGGTATTATAGTATATATAACTATAACTATGCTAGGGCATTTTATGTCTGGAGGTGAGAACGTGGGAAAACAGGTAGGAAGACCACCAATATATAAGACGGTGAACGAAATTGAAGAAAAAATTGACGCCTATTTCAAAGAATGCGAAGGCGAAATATTAAAAGATGATAATGGAAAAACTGTATTGAATAAATTTGGAAATCCGGTGGTTATTAATCGAAAGCCTCCAACAGTAACTGGTTTAGCTCTCGCATTAGGATTTACAAGCAGATTGGATTTATTAAGATATCAAGGAAAAGAGGAATTTTGTAACACGATAACGCGCGCGAAGAGTATGGTAGAACAGTACGCAGAGGAAAGGCTATTTGATCGTGACGGTTCAAATGGCGCTCAGTTCAGCTTGAGGAATAATTTTAAGGGATGGGATGCTGACAAAAAAAATGATGATTCTGGAGATGGAAAGATTACGATTGTAAATAATATTCCAAGGCCGGAAAAACAGAATGAATGAGAATCCGATTAATCTGAATGAAATTATAGCTCCTGCCTTTTACAACGTGTTCTGGGACATTTTGGACGGAAAACACACCTATTATGATTTGTATGGTGGGCGTGGATCTACTAAATCATCTTTTGTGGGTGTCATGATTCCTTTCCTGATGATGCAGGACGCAGAGAACGGCATAATGTCAAATGCTGTTATTTTCCGTAAAGTCGGAAATACACTTCGAGAATCCGTTTATGAACAGATAGCATGGGGAATTGACGCGCTCGGAGTCAATGAACTGTGGGATAGTAGTTTAAGCCCTATGCAGTATACCTACAAGCCTACTGGTCAAAAGATTATATTCAGAGGACTGGACAAGGCAAAAAAGACTAAATCTATTAAAGTAAGCAAGGGGTATTTCAAGTATCTCTGGTTCGAGGAACTTGACGAATTTTCGGGCATTGAAGAAATTCGTACAGTGCAGCAGTCAGTCCTTCGAGGTGGCAGTAAGTTTGTTGTATTTAAGACATTCAATCCGCCAATTAGCCGGCGCAACTGGGCGAATGTGTACGTAGAAGAGCCAAGAGCTGACAGCTACAGGCACAAGAGCGATTATAGATCAGTTCCTGTTGAATGGCTTGGACAGCAATTTATTGATGATGCGGAGCATCTTAAAAAGACAAATCCGAGAGCTTACCAGCATGAATATCTCGGGCAGCCTGTCGGACTCGGTACAAATATCTTTGAGTTGTTGGAAATCCGAACGATTCCAGACGAAGAAATTCAGAAGTATCAAAGTGTCTATCAGGGACAAGACTGGGGATGGTATCCAGATCCCAAAGCGTTTATTCGCGTTGCTTATGTACCTAATCAGGATAAAGTTATCCTGCTGGATGAGCTTGGCGGATGTAAAATTCGAAATACAGCAATGGCTAACCAGATAAAGAAAAAAGGATATGATGATTATTCAATATCTTGTGGAGTTGACGAAGAAGAAAGTATTATTGACTTCCGAGATGCAGGGCTTCCAGCACGTAGGGCCATTGTTACACCGGGAAGCCGCAAATATACTTTTGAGTGGTTACAGTGCCGAACATTAGTCATTGATCCGGCACGAACGCCTAGAGCGTACAAGGAAATTATCAATTATGAACATGAAGTAGATAGCAATGGAGAAGTTATCGCAGATTATCCAGATGGTAACGATCACTGGATAGATTCTCTCAGGTATGCGACAAGTCCATTGTCGATGAGAAGAGGACATAGTGCATAATGGGACTTATAACAATACTTAAAAGGTGGTTTAACATGATTTTCAAAAAACAAGCCGAAGAGGATTTCAACATCCAGGCAGCAGAATTTCCGGAAATGGAATCACTGATTAACCGGTGTGCGAACATCTACAGGGGTGCACCGGAATGGTTAGATGATAAGAATAATATCAAGACAATTAATTTCGCTAAATCTGTCTGCTCAGAGACGGCACGGCTCGCAACACTGGCGATCGGGATTCAGATAGACGGTTCTGCAAGAGCTACATGGCTTCAGGAGCAGATTGACAAGGTATATTTCCAGATTCGGCATTGGGTAGAATATGGATGCGCTTACGGAACGGTATTTATCAAGCCAAATGGCGAGAGCCTTGACGTATTTACTCCGGCGGATGTGATGATTGTGGATTATGACAATCAGGAAATTAAAGGGATTATATTTAAGGATTCTTATACAATTGGACGAAAATACTATACAAGGCTTGAATATCACAGATTTGTTGAGGCCACCGTGGATGGCGTGACGACTTATCCGTACTATGTATCAAATAGAGCCTATGTATCAAAGTCTCCTCAGTCAATTGGTGACAGAATCGACCTTAAACAGACCAAGTGGGCTGACCTCATGGCAGATACGCCACCGATACTCAAAGCAAATGGCGAGAAGCTGGATGGACCATTGTACGGAGTACTTCGAACACCACAGGCGAACAATGTGGACATTAGCACACCACTTGGACTTCCGATATTTGCTGAAGCCATTGAAGAGTTAAAAGACCTCGACATTGCGTACAGCCGTAATGCCGGAGAAATTTTTGATTCTCAGAAGATTGTTCTGGCAGACGATAGACTGCTGATGCCAAGCGGTACACCTGTATCAGCCATGTCGCCACAGGGTATGGAGAACAGACGTAATGAGATGAACTTACCACACTTTGTCAAGAATGTATTCGGACAGGATGAAAAAGAGTTTTACCAGGAAATAAATCCGATACTCAACACAGATATCCGTATAGTTGGCATAAATGCCCTTTTAAGCCAGATAGGATATAAAATTGGATTCTCCAATGGATATTTTGTTTTTAACGAAAAAACTGGTATGGTGACGGCTACGCAGGTAGAAGCAGACGACCGACGGACAATTCAGTATATCAAGGACGTTCGGGATAAACTAGAGTGTTGTTTGAATGACACTATATACGCCTTAAATACATTTGCAGATTTGTATGGCATCGCACCAGATTCTAACTGGATTTACGACGAAAAGAAAAAGAAATACGTCCAGTATATAGTTAATTATGATTTTGGCGATTTTACATACAACAGAGAAGAAGACAGGATAGCGTGGTACAGTTATGTAAATTCCGGATATGTAACATTTTGGCGTTATTTAGTGAAGTTTTATGGATATACCGAAGAGGAAGCAAAAAAAATTTCACAGGAAGCCAAAGAAGAAAACAAAACGAGAGGCTTTTTTGAAGAAGAGTAATGAGGTTAAAACAATGGTCAAAGAAGCCGAGCCAAAAGAGCCAACATTATTTGGAGAGGAGTAAAAAGATGGCAGATAAACCAGTAACAAGGGAAGAAAAATATCTTGCGTACTTGACAGGCGATTATAAAGGTGAACTCCCGAAGCCAATTACGAGAAAAGAGAAGTATTTATACGAATTGTGCCTAAAAGGAATTGGCGGTGAGATCTCGCCGGAAGAAATAAAGAATGCAGTAAATGAGTACCTTGAAAAGAATCCAGTCAAACCCGGAGCCACGACAGAACAGGCGCAGCAGATCGAGCAAAACAAGACGGATATTGCTTCTTTGAAAGCGGATATATCCACCAAAATCACTAAATTTTATGCATCAAATCAGGGCGAAACTCATATCACTGATTCTGATGACGGAAAGATTCAAGATATGATGATATACGGAAAATCATCACAGGATGGAACACCAACGCCAGAGAATCCAGTTGAGATTAAGAGTGTGGTGAATCCGACTGTGAAGGTGCGTGGGAAAAATTTATTTGGCGGAAAAGCATTTGCGAATAAAATTGTAGAATTAGGTGGAACTCTTGATGAAGCGAATGGAAAGGTAAGTATCGCAGCAAGTACAGTAAGCAATAAGACTGTTTTCGAATTTCCTGATGAATCGAAAAGCTATACTATTATTCTATCTGGAGAAAATATGAACTCTAATACGCAGTCTACGAACTTAAGAACGGATAAGGGAGCTTGCAGCCTTTTCGTGGATAGATGTAGTATAACTACAGTAACTGGCGCAAAAAAGATTTTTGGAGTATATGAGACGCATACTGCCATATATGATTATGAAAAATGTGGAATATTTGAAGGTACTTTAACCTATGATGACTTCGAACCCTACCATGAACAGACCGTCACTCTCCCATATACATTGAATGCAATCCCTGTTTCAAGTGGCGGTAACGTCACAATTAATGGTCAGCAGTATATTGCGGATTATGTGGATGTGGAACGTGGGAAGTTGGTGAAGAAGTTAAAAAGTTTCACAAGAACGGATATAAAAACTCTTCATACATGGGGCACAAATGCAAACGCTGATAATATTACAGGATTCTTTTTTTATACAAAAGATAGTGATCTTCCGGAAACTGATAATGCTGTTATGATGTCTACAATCTTACGATATAGTAATAATGCATGGGGTGGAAGCGAGGTTGGATGTGCTATGAATATTGAAAATAATTATACAATATTAAGTGTTCCAACATATACGCTAGAAGATAGTTCTTCCGATGAAAACGCGTGTGCATCGTTTATGAAAATTTGTGAAAACACAAATGCTATTTTCTTCTATAGTATGGCATCTTCCATCGAAACCGACCTCACACCAGAAGAGATTGAAGCATTTAAAGAACTTGTAACCTATTATCCAGTAACAAACATCAGCACCAATTCAGAACAGTTGGACGGATCTACAGTATTTAATTATCCGATTTCAATGAAAAACGGATGGGATTATGTTAAGAAACAGCTCAATGACAATCGAGATTACATCTATGATATGGATTTACAATCCGCAGAAGCCTATGTCAACAGCGAATACGCAGTAGCACTTACAGAATTGGAGGTATGATTATGTTATATAGAACATTATTAAAACTTAAAGAAAGAAACGGTCTGACAGACGATTTAAAGAATAAGATTGATATTTTCTTCGCAACAGGCAGGATTACAGAGGAGCAGTACAATGAGCTGATGGATGTTAATAAGGAAGAAGAACCGAAAGCGGAAACTAATTAACTAAAAGAAGTTTTAGTTAAGTAACAAAGCCAAAAACATGTACCACAACATTTATTGAAAGAGGTGATATACTATGCTTAGTCCTGAATATTTACGCCGGATAACAGAGGGCAGTGAACAAATTGCAGAAGAATTACATCAGTATATCATCTCTGAGATCGTGTCTCGAATGATGGCGAGAATCGGCAGGGGCGAGGACTATATTCTGACCAATGCCGATGCGTGGAGAATCAGAACGTTACAGGAATCCGGCGAACTGTTAGAGGACATTCTGGCAGAACTATCCAAATACACCAAACGTGAACAGCAGGAACTTCTTGAGGCGTTTGAAGATGCCGGAATCACTGCAATGAACTATGATGACAAGGTATATAAGGCGGCAGGATTAAGCCCTGTACCGCTCGAACAATCTCCAGCTATGATAAGACTCATGGAACGGAATATGCTTGCGACTATGGGTGAGTGGAAGAATTTCACAAGAACAACCGCAAGTGCCGCTCAAAGGCTTTATATTGAGCAATGCGACCTTGCATACAATCACGTGATGACTGGGGCAGTTGGGTATACGCAAGCCATCAAAGAGGCGGTTAATAATGTTGTGAGTGATGGTGTGACCGTCACATATCCATCTGGTAGGAAAGACACAATTGAAACAGCAGTAGCACGTTCTGTCAGAACCGGTGTGGCACAGGCGTGCGCTGATATCCAGTTAGTAAGAATGAAAGAAATGGGTTATGGTTTAGTATTGACATCAGCACACATAGGAAGCCGCCCAAGCCATGAAGTATGGCAAGGGCAGGTATTTTCTATAGATTGGGAAAAATTAAAAGAAATCAAGCCGGAGTTTTTTCGAGAACGAGATACACCGGAATATCGTAAAATGCTGGAGCAAAAAACAAGCCGATATCCAGATTTTATTGAAAATTGTCATTATGGCGAAGCTGATGGAATATGTGGAGTGAATTGCAGACATCATTTTTCAGTTTGGGTGGCAGGAATGCCGAATCCCTATGCGGAATTATCAGCACAGGATAAAGCCAACAAAGGTAAGCAGTACGAAAAAGAACAGCGGCAACGTGCTTATGAGCGAAGAATCCGAAAGACGAAGAGAGAAGTCCTTGGACTGCAAGTAGGAGTCGACAATGCGCCGAATGAAAAGGCGAAATTTGCCCTCCAGCAAGACCTTGACCGGAAGTCTTATCTTTTGCAGAAACAAAATGCTGCATATAAAGATTACTGCAAGCAGAATGACCTGAGGGAACTGCAAGACCGGCTCATGATTGCGAAGTGGAACCGCCAGAACGCCGCTAAAGCCAGAGGGGCGGCAAAGAGATATAAAACAGCAAAGGGGATTGACTGATGGATAAATGGGAGTATTTCAATCCGAATCCTGTTAAGGATAAGAGAACAGGAGATTGCGTTGTTCGGGCAATATGCAAGGCAACCGGTTTTGATTGGGAAACGGTATTCGCTGGATTAATGGTACAGGCATGTACTCTGTCAGATATGCCATCAGCTAATTACGTTTGGGGAGCGTATCTCTATAAGCATGGGTACAGACGGAAACTGATTGAACAGTCAGAACGATATATCTATACAGTCAACGACTTTTGTGCAGACCATCCGACCGGCACATACATCCTCTGTATAGATGGTCATGTGGTGACAGCACAAGAGGGCAAATATTTTGACACATGGGATTCCGGCAATGAAATTCCAGTATATTACTGGGAAAAGGAGTAGCTAAATGAGCATATCAGAATTTATACAGATTTTCCTCTCTATCTGCGGAGGAGTGTCCATTGTCGGAGGGGCGGCAGCCGTAATCTTTAAGTGGATTACACCAGCGTTTCGACTCAATAAGCGAGTAGAGACACTGGAAGAACATGATAGACGAGATTACGAAAGTCTTCGGAGAATCGCAGAACGAGATTCATTAATTCTGGAAGTGTTGTCGACTATGCTGGATAGTCAGATTAGTGGGAATAACGTCGAAGAATTAAAAAAAACAAAACAGAAGCTTACAAATTATCTTGCGCAGAATCAGCGTTAGCATTAGTAAGGGGTATGCTCATGAAATTATATGTGTTCACAAAGAAAGATATAGACAGATTCTTGATAGAATGTAATTTCACACCGGACGAAGAAAGATTGTTTCGGTTGAGATGCAAGGAATACACTCTTGAATACTGTGCAGAACAGATGAATGTGAGCATATCCACGGCGAAACGATTAAGCCGACGGGTGAATAATAAAATAATTAAAGTGTGTTAAGATGACAATAAAAGTCCCCGGGACTATCTCCCAGGGACTTATTTTTATCTTTCCGTTTCGAGCCAGATTTCGCACTGCTCGCCGTCCTCTTTGTAACTGACAACCTCGCCAGCTTCCAGGCGTTCCCGCCAGTCCTCCGGGTAGTTCTCTGGAATATAGATGCAGTTATTTTCGTATACTGCATTCCCTCTTGTTTCTGAAATCATATATTCTGCCATGTTCTTTTCCTCCTTTTATTCTTCTATTTTTTAATATCTTCTTTTACAGCTCTCTCAAGTAAACTAATAACATATTCTGGCGGAGTTCGCTTGCCGCTCTCCCAGTTCTCTATGCTTCTTTTGGGAATTTTGTACTTATCGGAAAAAGCTTGCTGCGTAAGCCCGGAAATCGAACGAATCTCCTTGATATCCATATTTCATTCTTCCTCCTCTTTTAACGCGTCCAATCTTTCCTGGTTTATTCGATTCATTTCAGCAATCATAAATTTGATTGCTTCCACAAATTTTTCACCTTTTGGGCTGTCCACTTTTGCGTACATGTAGCCCGCACTGTTTACGGAAAAAATCGTATCTTTTACTTTGGCAAATTCTCCATATTTCCCTTCGCTGGTTCCAATAGTCCAATATTTGCCACCATCAACAGGAATACTCAACCATCCCTGGTCGTTAGGCGTTAGACAAGCTTGAACTTTTTCTACAGCCTTATGACCATATCTGTAAATCTCATTCTGTCCGGCGTTAATATAACGATAATCCTTATACATATTTTTGTTCCTCCTTAATTTTATATCTTCCCTGTTTCTGATATTATCATACCACTCAATGAGTGACATGTAAACACTTTTTTGATACTTTTTTGAACTTTTTAGATTGATACATCTATGCAAAAATATAATTAGAAAGGTGGTGCATAAGATGGCATTATATAACAATCCTTATCAATATAGTTTTGGCGTTCCGGGGCAGATGAACCAGTTCCAGCAACAGCCTGTCCAGATGCCAGCCCAACCAGTACAGCAGCCACAACAGAATAACAATGGTATCCTGTGGGTCTCTGGTGAAGTAGGTGCGAAATCCTATCTGGTAGCACCCGGGACAAGTGTTCTATTGATGGACAGTGAAAGTGAAAAATTCTTTATAAAATCCACAGACGTTTCCGGTATGCCACAGCCATTACGAACGTTTGAATATCACGAGGTAGACACTCAGATGCCACCTAAACAGCCTGTTCAGAACATGGACAGCAAATATGTTACCAGACAGGAATATGATGATTTGAAAGGCAAATACGAAGCTATCATAAACCGATTAAATTCTTTTTCTGAACCTGTTAGGGCTAATACCGTGCAGGAATCAGCAGTCAAGGGAGGAAACGCAGATGAGTAATCCATTATTTAACGCACTTGGTGGTGGGATGTCACAGGGAAACGGGCCAATGCAGATGATGCAGCAGTTTATGCAGTTTAAGCAGAATTTTAAGGGAGACCCGAAAGCAGAAGTTGAGAAGATGTTGCAGTCTGGACGGATTTCTCAGCAGCAACTTAATCAGGTTCAGCAGATGGCAGGACAGTTTCAGAATCTGCTGAATAATATGAAATAGTACATTACAATCTGGCCAGATTGATGTAAATACACAATAAAGGAGATTATATTATGGATGGAAATTATAGCTTAGCAGATATTGCCGCCGCTACTGGAAACGGTAGAAATAATGACGGCATGTTTGGTGGAGATGGCAGCTGGTGGATTATTGTTTTATTCATTTTTGCTTTCTTCGGATGGGGAAACAACGGCTGGGGCAACAATGGCAACGGCGGCGGATATACAGCCACAGCAGCTACTCAGGCAGATATTCAGAGGGGATTCGATAACTCCGCAGTAATCAGCAAACTTGACGGAATCAACAGCGGCCTGTGCGATGGCTTTTATGCTATGAATAATGGTATGCTTACCGGTTTTAACGGAATCAACACCAGCATCATGCAGACTGGTTTTGGAATCCAGCAGGCAATCAATGCTGATACTGTAGCGAATATGCAGAATACAAATGCTTTACAGGCACAGCTTGCGAACTGCTGTTGCGAAACCAGGGAAGCTATCCAGGGCGTAAATTACAATATGGCACAGAACACCTGTGCATTGCAGAATACGATGAATAGCAACACAAGAGATATCATTGACAGCCAGAACGCTGGGACAAGAGCGATTCTTGACTATCTCTGCAATGAAAAGATTTCTAACCTGCAGGCTGAGAACAATGATCTCAGACGTGCTGCATCTCAGGACCGCCAGAGTGCATTGCTTACAACTGCAATGGCTTCACAGACACAGCAGCTTATTAATGCGATTAATCCAGCACCGATCCCGGCATATCAGGTTCCTAACCCGAACACATTTTACGGATGCGGATGCAATACTGGATGCAATTGCTGATAACTTCATATCGAGAGTATCTTTCGATTGATTCGAATGTCGGCTTATGCCGTATTACACAGAGGGGCAGGCTGATACCTGCCCTTTTTGTTATATGAAAGGAGTATTATTTATGGCAGAATTTACAAATGTAGCTGCTCAGACTGTAGCAGCAAAAGGAAATGTAGTATTTTCAAACACAGCAGTTAAAGGCTCTAATTGCATTCAACACAGAGAGGGAAGTGGAATTATTACGCTGAGAGGACTGACTAACCAGTGCAAAGCGAGATTCTTCGTGGATTTTTCTGGTAATATCGCAATTCCAACAGGCGGTACTGTCGAGGCTATTTCTCTGGCCATTGCAATCTCTGGCGAACCAGTTCTTTCTTCTCAGATGATTTCTACACCGGCGGCAGTAGATCAATACAACAATGTGTCCTCTGGAATCTATATTGATGTACCTCGCGGATGTTGCGTTAATATCGCAGTAGAGAACACAAGCGATCAGGCCGTTTCTGTTGCTAATGCAAATATTATCGTAACCAGAGAAGCTTAGGAGGTGTGATTATGAGAGACATTAAAGACTTATGCGCAAGAATTGAAGACGAGCTGTCCAAAATCGCTGATAGTGGACTGACTACTGGAAATCTGGAAATGACATACAAACTGATTGATATGTACAAAGATATCAAGAACACGCAGTACTGGGACAAGAAAGTGGAGTACTATAACACTGTCCTTGATGAGATGCGTGGTGGATACAATGACGATTACAGCGAACGTGGAAGAAAGCGTGACAGCATGGGGAGATACAGTTCAAATGACGGCAGAATGATGCCAGATTACGACAGAGGTAGTTCTTATTCCAGACGTGGTGAGCATTATGTTAGAGGACATTACAGCCGCTCTGACGGACGAGATGCTTATGACGACTATATGGCGCAGAAACAGAGCTATCGTTCCGGCAAATCTGAGGACTGCAAAAGAAAGATGCTTGCCGCCCTGGAAGAACATCTGGATGAACTCACAACAGAAATGAGTGATATGTCTAAGGACGCAGAGTGCCGGGAAGAACGTGATCTTGTCAAGAGATACGTGGAAAAACTCCGTGATATGCTCTAAAAACACAAAAGTGGTAGAGAGGTAGTTAAAAGAAATCTGTTATAATGTAATTGTGCAGCAGGAAGCACAAATAAAACGGTTGTTTTTGACATTTTCGTTTTAATCTTCCTTTCTTTAATTTTTGTAGCTGGTGCGCACGCTTTTAATGGAAAGTTAAACAGGTTCGAATCCTGCCGTGCGTATTTGCCATCTGGCACGCAAGATGGCTTACCTCCTTGATTAAGGTTTTTGTTATTCATACTTTTCTTTTAAAAAAAAGAAATAAATATCCGAAACAACTCGTGGCAGGCATGACACGTTAAACACCTTGCTAACCCGGGGATCCGGGTTATGGGAAAGCGGCAACGATTGGCGGTGTTGCGGCGGTCTGTAAAACCGTTCCCTCGTGGTAAACATTATAGGTTCAATTCCTATCTTTCCCATTACCTTGTCAGTGGTCTAACTGGCTTAATCCACTTACCTGCGGCGGCAGGTCAATAAACACGACCAGGAGGATATATATGCAGAAACTTATTGACACATTAAAATCATTTGGAATTGAAATCCCGGAGGATAAGCAGGCAGATGTTAAAAAGGCACTCTCTGAGCATTATAAGAATGCTAAAGAAGTAGCGAAAACTCTGTCAAAAGTTGAGGGAGAACGAGACGACTGGAAAGAACGTGCCGAGACAGCAGAAGAGACCCTGAAAGGGTTTGACGGTATCGACCCGGCAAATGTTAAAAGCGAGCTAGAGACTTGGAAACAGAAAGCGGCAGATGCAGAGAAAGAATTTAATGCAAAAATCTACGACCGTGATTTCTCAGATGCACTCAAAGCGGCACTCGACGATGTTAAGTTTTCCAGTGAAGCGGCTAAGAAGTCTGCTATGGCGGACATCAAGGAAGCAGGATTGAAGCTGAAAGACGGTAAAATCCTCGGACTGAACGACCTGATTGAACAGATGAAGCAGTCTGACGCATCCGCTTTTGTGGATGAATCTCAGCAGCAGGCTCAGCAGAATCAGGCAAGATTTACCACTCATGTTGGACAGCAGCAGACACCGGGAAACATGACAAAGAAAGATATCGAAGCAATCAAAGACCCGTCCGAGAGACAGGCTGCAATTGCTCAGAACATCCAGCTATTCCAGTGATTTTTTTACACCGACTATACACCAGAGTATAGCCGCTAACCCAATACCTTAACAATTATGGGTAGAAAGGATTCTTATATGGCAGCAAAAGCTAATCTTATTATGACAAATGATATTCAGGTCACAGCACGTGAGATTGACTTTGTTACCAGATTCGAAAGAAACTGGCAGCACTTACGTGATATCCTGGGCATCATGAGACCTATCAAAAAACAGCCGGGTGCTGTACTGAAATCTAAGTACGCAGAGGGTACTTTACAGAGTGGAAAAGTGGCAGAGGGTGAGGAAATCCCTTACAGCAAGTTTACTGTAAAAGAAAAGAACTATGCGGAAATGACTATTGAGAAGTACGCAAAGGCTGTATCTATCGAAGCAATCAAGGACCACGGTTATGAGAACGCTGTTCAGATGACTGACGACGAGTTCCTTTTCCAGCTTCAGACTGATGTTACCAGCAGATTCTATGATTATCTGAAAACCGGTACACTTACTTCCACAGAAACTACATTCCAGATGGCTCTGGCAATGGCTAAAGGCCGTGTAGAAAACAAATTCAAACAGATGCACAGAAATGTGACTGGCGTCGTTGGATTTGTAAACATTCTGGACGTATATGAATATCTCGGAGCAGCTGAGATTACTATTCAGAATCAGTTCGGCTTCCAGTACATGAAGGACTTTATGGGATTCAATACTATCTTCCTGTTATCTGACAGCGAAATCCCGAGAGGACAGGTTATTGCAACTCCTGTCGAGAACATCGTACTTTACTATGTTGACCCGAACGAATCTGACTTCGCAAGAGCAGGACTTGTATACACTGTATCTGGAGAAACAAACCTGATCGGATTCCATACACAGGGCAACTACCACACAGCAGTGTCCGAAGCGTTTGCGGTTATGGGACTTACTCTTTTTGCGGAGTACATTGACGCAATCGCAGTAATCACCATTGATGAGACACCAACACTTGGCACTCTGACAGTAAATTCCACGGCTGGGACAGCAAGTGGCGACACAAAAATCACTGTAAATCCGGCTAAAGAAAATGCCAACAATGTGTATAAATACAAAGTTGCAGCAGATGCAGTAACTGTCGGATATGGACAGAACCTCAGAAACTGGAGTACTTGGGACGGAAAAGCCGATATCACAGCAGCAACCGGACAGAAGATTACAGTGGCCGAGTGTGATGGAACATACAAGGCACTGAATGCCGGAAGTGCAAGCGTAACAGCAAAATCATAAATGTAGGAGGTAACTGGCATGGCTTATGCAGATTATGAATTTTATACAACTTCATATTTCGGTTCAGTCGTGCCAGAAGCCTATTTTCCGCGACTGGCGGAAAGAGCCAGTGATTTTGTGGATACAATGACATTTGACAGGTTGGTGGACGGACTGCCAGCAAATGAACGCTCACAGAAGCGTATCAAAAAGGCGGTCTGTTCACTGACTGAATTAATGTATCAGATTGAACTTGCTGAAAAGAATGCAATCAATCAGGTATCAGCAAATGTGACCGACATAAATGTCGGTGGCAAATCAACAGGCATTGTAACCTCTGTATCATCCGGCAGTGAATCCATCTCTTATGCAACACCGCAGCAGAAAGCATCGGGCGCAAAGGAATGGAGTACAGTGTATGCCACCGTCGGAGATGTGCAGAAAACAAACAACTTACTTTACAAGACAGCTTTACCGCTTCTGATGGGAGTAAGGACGGATGATGGAATACCAATTTTATATGCGAGGGTGCGAGTATGAAATATGTGCGAATAAAACCGACTATAGTTGAAGCTATTCAATGTTTTACCACTCCCGAGAGTATAGCTCAAATTGAAAAGTTTGTTGGAGACTCAGTAGAAATTAATAACAATCTTAACCCACCGCACATCGAGATTTCTACATTTTCTGTTCTGTTTCGAGATTGTGAAAGAGTTGATTTGGTACTCATACATCCTGGAGACTACATATTGCGTGATGAAGAAGGGTATTTCAGCACAATGACAAAAGATGAGTTTAAAGAAGAATTTAAGGAGGTATCAGAGTAATGGAAGCATTATTTACAAATGTAACTCTGATTCTGGCAGTAATCAGTGTTTTGGCGTTTTGCGTGTCTGTGATTACACAGGTGATTAAAAATGTTGGGTTCCTGTCGAAAATTCCGACAGATGCCTTGGTGCTTGTACTGTCTATCGGAATTACTGTAGCTGCTTTTGTGGCATATATGCAGTACATCCATATGACAATCTTGTGGTATATGATTTTAGCAGCTATCATGGCTGGGTTTATTGTGGCGTTTATTTCCATGTTTGGATGGGAGAAGATTACGGAATTATGGAAGCGAACGTCCAAGGTTGATGTGGATAAGCTGAAAAATAAATGATTAAGGAGAGGGTATCATGTATTCATCTAAAATTACACTTTTCAACTATTACGAAAGTGCCACAACTGGAGATGCGTACTGGTATCCTCATGTTTTATCCGGCGTTGACCTCATTACGGACAAGGGAGCAATACTCAAGAAGTACGGACCGGACGCAACAGACAATGCTCAGTTGCACGTCCGATATACCGTCCAGAACGGCGATATAACCATTGCTGATAAGGATGGAAAGATTCTCCCGTGGATACCGCCCAAAGAATGGAAAGGGCAGATTAACAACGCTTTGGAAGACACTATCACATTCTCGGACGAATCATTCTTCTGGGAGGGTGAGTGGACTGGCAGAACGGTAACTGATGGTGATTATCGGAATGGATTCTATCAGTACATGAACGAGAACAAGGATAATGTGTTCAAGATTACCAGTGTAGGCGGTCCATATACACTGATTCCACATTTTGAGATTCTGGGTAAGTAATATGAGTAAAATTCATCATTTCAAAGGATTCTCCGTAGTTGATGGAGATATGAAAATCAAGCTGAATATGGACAGGTTCTCCAGACAGTATCAAGAAGCCCAGTATCTCCTTGATGGAATGGTCATGGATAGTATGGTGCCGTTTATGCCGATGATTACAGGGGACTTCATTAATCGAACGAGAGTTGAGAGTACATCCTTGCAGGGAACTGGGAAAGTATGTGCAGCGGCGGCTCCTTATGGGCGTTTTCTGTATGAAGGAAAAGGAATGGTTGACGAAGCAACTGGAAGTCCCTACGCAAGACGTGGGGCAAAGAAAGTTCTTGTTAGTCAGTTCTCTGGTCGGACGGCCGCAAAGGAAAATCTTGAATACACCAAACAAGCTCACCCACAGGCACAGGCAAAGTGGTTTGATGCCGCTAAACGGCAATACGGTAGCACATGGATTCGCAAAGTAAAAGCACAGGCAGGAGGTGGCAGACATGGCGGATAAGCCTATCGGAAAAGATGCAACCGGATACGAGATTCTGACAGATGCCATGAAAGCACTTCTGAACCAGTATCCGGGACTGTATAAAAATGAAACAATCAAATTTGAGGAACTTGGCAAGGAATCAGGAATTGCTTTCTCAGCAGATAACGGGGCGCTGATCTATTCGGAAAAAGAAGATGTTTGCGGTGTGATGCATCAGGTATGCCAGTATCCATTTTATGTAGTATATCGCACGGCATCCGACAAGGAAAGGCAGAAGTTATCTGTTCAGAAGTTCCTTGACAATCTCGGTAAATGGATATGCCGAGAACCAGTTATCATAAATGGCTCTGAGACACGTTTGAATGCGTTTCCAGAGCTTTCACAGGGGCGAGTTATAAAACGTATCACCCGTGATAACTCCTATGGTTTAGAGCCACAGGAGAGTGGCGTACAGGATTGGTTATTGCCATTGTCAGTACGCTATGAAAATACTTATGAAGTAATATAGCAAGTAACAACCGGCTATCAATTAGAGATAGTCGCTAACCTACACAGCCTTTTAAAAGTTATAGGCAGAAAGGACATTTCTATGGCAGTTACAGGAAAGATTGACCGTAAATATATGGCTCATTATATCGATGCAGGTTCCCTCTGTGGGGGACTGACACCGAAATATGAGCGTCTTGGCAAGGATCTGGAAGAGTACAATGTAGAACTCAATCCAGACACTGAAACATCTAAAAACATTCTTGGAGAATCCACATTCAAGCATAACGGCTACGAAGTTTCTTCTGACGCTGATCCGTTCTACGCAGACACTACTTCTGATCTGTTCACGGGGTTACAGAAGATCGTAGACAACAGATATAAAGACGACAACCTCAAAACAAAAGCAGTTGAGGTTCATCTCTGGACAGAAGCCACAGCAGGCAAGTATGAAGCATATCAGCAGGAGTGCTACGTTGTGCCGACCTCCTATGGCGGTGATACATCCGGATATCAGATTCCATTTACCGTGAACTATACTGGCGAACGTGTAAAAGGAAAATTCGACATTACTTCAGGATCATTTACAGCTGACAGTGAATAATTTTTAGGAGGGTATAGAAAATGGCAAAAACAATTAACACAAACATTGATGATGGATTTCTTCTTTTCACATTTACAAATAAACAGGGTGAAGTGTTCTCTTCATTTAAACTGAACCCTACTGACATCAATGTTGCGGCAAGAGCGGAAGAATTGGAAACTTTCTTTGAGCAGGCTCAGGAATCTGTTAAAAATGTTTCTTCCAGTAAAGAGATGGCGGAGATTAATAAGCAGATCGAGGACAAAATCAATTATATGCTCGGATACGAAGCATCTAAGGATTTATTTAAAGAACCAATTACCGCAACAACTGTTTTCGGAAATGGTCAGGTGTTCGCCTATATCGTTCTTGATAAAATCAATGAAGCACTTACTCCAGAAATTGAAAAGAGAAAGAAAAAAATGCAGGAAGTAGTCAATAAGTACACGGAGAAGTATACAAAATGACCGCCTATGAGTTGCCCACCTCACTAAATATCAGTGGGGTGGATTTTTCTATCAGAACGGATTTTCGAGTAATTATTGATATTCTGGTCGCCATGAATGACCCAGAATTGGACGAACAGGCAAAAGCAGTTGTTATGTTGCAGATTCTATTTGAGGACTGGCAAAGCATACCCCCAGAACATCTTACAGAAGCTTGCCAGAAAGCTTGCGAGTTTATTGACTGCGGTCAAGCTGATGATAGTCCGAATAAACCTAAACCCCGCTTGATGGACTGGGAACAGGATGGAGACATGATCGTCCCGGCAGTAAACAAGGTTGCTGGCAAAGAAATCAGGTCGGTACCGTATATACACTGGTGGACGTTTTTTGGATATTTCATGGAGTCTGGCGAGTGCCTTTTTAATACCGTAGTTGGAATCCGGTCAAAAAAAACAAAGGGTGAAAAACTCGATAAATGGGAAAAGAAATTCTATCAGGAAAATAAGAATATTATTGACATAAAAACACGTCTCAGCGACGAGGAGCAAGCTTATAAAGATAAGCTGAATGAGATGTTGAACCTCAAATAGTTAGGAGGTGGACACATGGCTGCTGATGGCTCAATTATCATTGATACCAGAATAGATACTGACGGAATATCGTCTGGTGTCAAAGAAGTACAAGCGGCATTTAAAGATTTAGCAAACTCGGTCAAGGAAATAAATGCAAATATTAATAGCATATTTCACGATGGATTTGAAAAACTCGAAGATTCGTTTCAATCTTTACAGCAAAAATCAGAAAAAGTCGAAAACTCTATGGACAAAATGGGGAATTCGGCAAAAAAAACAGGCACCACGGTTTCTAACTCATTTAATAAAATGGACATTTCCGGTGCAAGTAGAAAAGTAAATCTTTTAGGCCGTCAGTTTGAAGGATTGGGAACGATAGTAAAGCGAATTGGTTTTTTGGTTGGTTCTGCATTTGCTGTTGGCAAGCTAATTCAGTTTGGCAAAGAGTCTATAGAACTTGGTTCCGACCTCGCAGAAGTTCAGAACGTGGTTGATGTTACATTTACCACAATGTCGGATAAGGTCAATGAATTCGCAAAGAACGCTATGACCTCTGCCGGATTATCTGAAACGATGGCGAAACAGTATGTCGGAACGTTCGGAGCAATGTCTAAGTCGTTCGGATTCTCAGAAGCGCAGGCTTACGACATGTCAACGGCTCTGACACAGCTGACTGGTGACGTAGCATCATTCTATAATATCAGTCAGGACTTGGCTTACATTAAGCTAAAATCAGTGTTTACTGGCGAAACGGAAACGCTCAAGGATCTTGGCGTGGTAATGAGCCAGTCGGCACTTGACCAGTATGCACTGGCTAATGGATACGGAAAAACCACATCCGCCATGACCGAACAGGAGAAAGTTGCCCTCCGTCTGGCTTTTGTACAGAAGCAGTTATCAGCTGCATCTGGTGACTTTATCCGTACTTCTGATAGCTGGGCAAACCAGGTCAGGGTAATGCAGTTACAGCTACAATCTCTCAAGGCAACAGTTGGACAGGGATTGATTAATATTTTTACGCCTGTTCTGAAAGTTATTAATATCTTATTAGGTAAGCTGGCAACTCTGGCGAATGCCTTCAAGTCATTTACGGAGTTAATCACCGGGAAAAAATCTTCCGGTCAGACAGGTGCAAGCGGCGCAGGCCTTGCCGGGACAGATGCAATAGCTGATACGGCAGATCAATATGGAAATGCTGCCGACAATGCCGAAAAGCTGGCAGATGCAACAAATGATACAGCGGACGCAACCAAGAAAGCTACTAAGGCGGCAAAAGGATATCTTAGTCCTTTGGATGAAATAAATAATTACTCAACGGATAAAAGCGCAGATTCATCGTCAAAAGTACCGGGTGCACCGGGTGCAACCGGCGGACTTGCGGATCAGATGAAAGATGCTGTGCAAAATGTTGATTACGGAAAGGTTGCAGAAGGCGAGACAGTCCTTGACAAAATTAGCAAATCAGCTGAAAAGCTCGCGAAGCTCCTTAAAAAGCTCTGGAAGCCATTTCAGGATGCTTGGAGAAAAGAGGGTAAGAGCACTATTAATGCGGCGCAGATAGCCTTGTCTGGAATCGCAAAGCTCGCTAAGAGCGTAGGCAAAAGTCTTGTGGAAGTCTGGACGAATGGTACTGGCACAACGATGCTGGAAACCATGCTTCGGATTGCTCAGAATGTCCTTATAACAATAGGAAACATTGCATCTGGTTTTGCTGACGCATGGAACAAGAATAATGTCGGAACGCAGATTATACAGAACATCGCAGATGCTCTTGTGGTGGTTATGCAGTTCATTGAGAGGATTGCCGCAGATACGGCAACATGGGCGGCGAACCTCAATTTCTATCCGCTACTGGAATCTATCAGTAATCTGACAAGTGCATTTGCACCAATTCTGGAATCTATCGGGAATGTGCTTGAATGGATCTATAACAATATTGTTCTCCCGATGCTGAAATGGGTTATTGAAGTAGGGCTTCCGACAGTGATTGATCTAGTATCAAAAGTAGCTACGTTTCTTGCTGATCATCAGTCAATTGTTGAAGCATTCGGCGCGGCTCTAATCGGAGCGTTTGCAGCGGCAAAGATTGCAGAATTAGCATCGGGAGTTATCAAAAGGGTATCTGGAATAGCTACAGCCGCAAAAGGACTTATCGCGTTAATGACTGGCACTGGCGGGATCATGGGTGGAATCAAGGCCATTGCGACAGCAATCGGCACTGGCGGGATTTTCGCGATCGCAGTCGGTGCTGCTATAGCAATCGGAGTTTTGCTGTACAAAAACTGGGATGAAATATGCGCGGCAGCAACAAAATTAAAAGACTGGGTTGTTGAAAAGACTCGCGCATTGTCAGAATCAGCAACACGTACATTAAGCAATTTAAAAGAAAAGATAGTTAATGTTTGGAATATTATCAAGACATCAACATCTACTACTTGGAACGCAATCAAAAAGACACTTTCTGGCCTTTGGAACTCTCTTAAATCCACAGCCAGCACAGTGTTTAATGCAATTAAAACCAAAGTTACTGGCGTTTGGGATAAAATAAAAGACAAGACATCTCGAACATGGGAAAGCGTTACTACTTTTGTATCTACTAAGGTCGAAGCAATAAAAACCGCTATTACTGATAAGTTTAATGCCGCCAGAGATGCAGTCAAATCTGCGTTTGAAGGCATTGTAGACTTTATTAAAAGGCCAATCAATCAGGCAATCAGTATCGTCAATAATGCAGTTGGGATGATTAATAATGCAATTGGTGGAATTGAATCTGCATTTTCTTTTGGTCCATGGGATGTGCCTACGCCATTCGGAACAAAGAGAATCGGTTTTCATGCAACATTTCCACGTATCGGAACTATCCCATATCTGGCCAGTGGCGCAGTTATTCCACCAAGGTCAGAATTCCTTGCAGTATTAGGTGACCAGAAAAAAGGAAATAACTTAGAAGCGCCGGAAAGCCTGTTGCGACAGATCGTCCGGGAAGAGTCCGGGAAAGGACAGGAAAATGGAAACACCTACAATGTTACAGTCAATGCATCCGGCAGAAAATTGTTAGATATTATCATTGATGAAGCAGAACTTAGGAGACGCAGAAATGGCGGTCAGAATCCATTCTTATTAGGAGGTGTGTAAATGGCAAAGGAGCAGTTTAAGATTGATGGGGCCATTATAAAGGCCCCTGACACATACAAGCCGGTGTTCGCAACTACATCAACGGAAAGCTCTAAGAGAAGTCAGGATCTTGTTATGCACAACACGCCAATGGGGACTATCGCCGGATATGACATGGAATGGGGCGAGCTTAAATGGGGAGAGATTGCGAACATTCTAAATTTGATGATTAATAAAAGTCAGTTCACTTTTCACCATAAAGACCCTCGGACACCAGGCAAATGGATTGACAAAACGTTCTATGCATCTAATTTCAACATGGCAGCGCAAACGCTCAAAGACAATGAGGAACGATGGACAGGATTAACTATTAATGTAAGGAGTATTCGACCGGTATGATTAATGTCACAAATCAATTAAAGACGGAATCTCTCTTAAATAGTAACTATTATGTTACGGCAAATGCGGTGCTGCGTGATGGGACAACTTTAAGCCTGAAAAAAGAAGATTTCTACCTTGATGGAAACGGCATTGTAGATTCTTCTGATTCCGGGGATTTCCCGATAGGTGTAGCTATTGAAAAAACAGCAACATTGGCACTGGTCAATGATGATAATAGATTCTCTGACTACAACTTTGCCGGGGCACAGTTCACCCTATTTTTAAATTTGCAATTGTCTGATAGATTGGAAACCATTCGCCGTGGCACATTCATTGTATCGAAAAAACCTGCCACGTCCGATGAGATTAATCTCACTTTGCTGGACTATATGAGCAAGGCAGAGGCGGACTACAAAACGAATCTTGTCTTCCCATGCTCTGTAAGAGAGGTTTTAGAAGATGCCTGCCAGCAGACCGGGATTGTGTTAGGCGACGCAACATTTAAAAACGCAGACTATCAGGTACAGAAGAAGCCGGAAAACACCACTTTTAGAGCAGTAATCGGTATGGTTGCAGCTCTGGCAGGCGGCAACGCTCGCATTGATGAGAATGATAATTTGCGAATCATCACTTTTGACGATGGTACGGATACTATTACATTAGAAACAGTTCCATGGTATGACATTAATGGAAACACTATCCTTGACGTTGGAAGTAACGAAATTGAGACAGTTCTTGAACGAAAAGGATTTAATCTAAATGCTATCAGGAGCCTTACCTACGATGTTGACGATGTGGTTGTTACTGGAGTCAAATATACAGATAATGAAACAGAATATAAGTACGGTACAGACGGATATGTCATCACGATTGATAATAAGCTTCTGAGCGGAAATGAACAGGCGGGTGTTGACCTGATTGGAAAAGAACTTGTCGGTATGAGATTAAGACCATTCTCTTGTGACAGTATAGCAATCGGATACGCCACATTTGGAGATAGGGTCACATTTTCCGACATTAAAGGCAATATTTACTATTCATATCTGACAGATGTAGACTTCGCATTCTCTGGCAGTACGAGCTTCTCTTGTAATGCAAAGAGTATGGAAGACATCAACGCTGACTATCCAGACAGTATGCAGGTCGAGGTCGACAACATAAAGAAAGATTCTGAGAAAAAGATTACTGCCTATGATGCAAAGCTAAAGCAGATGAACGAACTAGCGGCTAACACCCTTGGGTTTTACTATACAGAAGAAATTCAGGCAGACGGTTCAACGATTTCATATCGTCATGACAAACCTACACTTGCCGACTCTAAAGTAATCTATAAAACAGGCGTTGATGGATTCTTCTTGTCGGTAGACGGAGGTCAGACTTGGAAAGCTGGATTTGATAGTAACGGCGATGTAGTGTTGAACATTCTGTATGCTATCGGTATACAGTCGGATTGGATCAATACAAGAGGATTCACGGCAAAAGACAATGATGGGAACATTACATTCCGCATTGATGCAGAGACAGGAGCTGTCAATCTCAATGCTACGGAGCTTACAATTAAAGGGAAAACGCCTGAAAATGTGGCAAATGCCGAAGTCGAGAAATTTATTACAGAAGTGTATTCTCCACAGATTAAGGTTCTTCAGGAGCAGATTGACGGACAGATAGAAGCATTCTTTGGAGATTATGCCCCTGATGGTAATAACGAACCGGCATCCACTTGGACAGATGATATAACTAAAAAGAAACACTTAGGTGACCTATTTTACATCGTAAACAACGAAGAGTATGGTGGACAAGCTTACAGATATGCAAAGATCAATGGCGAATACAAGTGGGACTATGTAAAAGATACTGCGGTGGTTAAAGCTCTGGCGGATGCGGCAAAAGCTCAGGACACGGCGAATGTAAAGAAAAGAATATTTGGAACGGAGCCAGTGCCCCCTTACGACATTGATGATTTATGGGTTCAGGGAAAAACCGGGGACATTCTCAAATGTCAAAAGGCAAAAGCAGAAGGTGCAAGCTATGACGCCGATGACTGGGTAAGAGCATCTAAATATACAGATGATTCTGCAATCACAAAATTTATCAAGGGTGTTTTTGCCGATACGATTGAAAGTCTCCAAGAGCAACTTGACGGTAAGATTCAGACCTGGAGCCAGGATACAGACCCGGCGCTTGAATGGACAGAAACAGAAGAGATTCCGTGGACAGATGTTGACGGCAATTCCATTCTGGACGTAGGTGGAAATGAGATTTTAATTGTCTGGGAAAAAGGCAAATATATCCACAAAGGCGACCTTTGGCAGAACACCTCGGGTGGCAACACACGCTGGCGGTGGGATGGCAGTGAATGGGTCGAGCAGAAAGCGCCAGATTATCTGTTTGATAAGATTGACGGTAAAGCGGCAGTCTATTTTGAACAGCCTAAACCGCCATACAACATGGGAGATTTCTGGGTCACATCAAAGGCAAATGGCGAAGCATCTATCAAAACAGCAGTTAGAAGCCGAGTGGACAGTGCATTTACTGACACTGACTGGATTGATTTTAAATACGCAGACAAAACTGACATTGATAATGCGGTCAAGGAGTATGACACAAGCCTTGGACAGGATGAGGTATTTAATAAGCTGACAAACGGCGGCAAAGATCAGGGGATTTATATACAGGACGGGAAACTGTATATCAATGCAAATTACATCCTTGCAGGCGTTCTGGCAGGTAAATTCATCAATGCAAAAGGGATTAAAGTTATTGATAATGATAACCAAATCACGCTCCATATTGACGATAGTGGAAAGGTACACATTGCCGCAACGGAGTTTTCATTAAAAGGAAAAGCCGTATCTGAAATAGCAAAAGACACAGCTTCTAATACTGCGACTGAAATCGCGACAAAATACGCCACGCTGAGTGTGTTACTGTCAAATGAATTCCAAGGAATTCCGACAGATTCATCTGGCAAATATACTACATTTCCGACATGCAAAACTACGGTAACTGTACTGTATGGTGCCAAGAATGTGACCACACAGTCAAATATTTCATTTTTAGCAGGAAACGGAATAAGTGGTTCAGCATCAGGGGCAACGTATACGGTCTCCGGGCTGTCTGTGGATAGCGGCACGATTACTGCAACTGCAACTTACAACGGGATGTCCGCGAAAAAGGAATTTGTAGTTGCAAAGCAAAAGCAGGGCGATACCGGGAACGGAATTTCAAAGATTGTACAACATTATCTCGCTACGTCCAGTTCGTCCGGTGTATCAACAAGCAGTTCTGGATGGACAGAAGCTGTGCAGACTCCAACACCGGATAAGCGGTACTTATGGAACTATGAGGAGACTTTCTTCACAAATGGGACTAAGGCGACAACGCTTCCTTGCGTGATTGGTGTATATGGGGAAAAGGGTCAAGATGGAAAAGATGCCAGTGATATGACCCAGTTGGATATTTTTAATAAATTAACCAACAACGGGGAAATACAAGGTCTATATCTTTATGACAACAAAGTGTATCTGAACGCTTCATATATTGACACTGGGTATCTAGCTGGATGGAAAATTGATTCAACGAATGGAGTAATTGAGTCATCTGGCGTTAATTATGGTGGTTCTGTCAAATTAGATGGTAAAACTGGATATATTTATGCAGAAGATCGTGTATCGTATTTCATTCCGACATTGGGGACTATATATGGCACATCAATTAAAGGCGCGTCTATCGAAACAGGTGTAGTGTATTCCGCCAGTACAATAGCAAATACCATTACTGTAAATGGAATATCCGCTTCTACTATTGAGGCTACTCAAACAATTACAGCGGGTGGAATTATTAAGTCAAAGTCACATGTAGAAGCCAGTGGGCACCTCTACAGTGGAAGTACAGGGACGGACCTTGCAGACCTTAGTGTTCGCGGAACAAAAAAAAGAATTTTTCCAACAAAAAACTATGGTACACAGGCGTTTTATTGCTACGAAATGGCGTCCCCCATGTTTGGAGACATCGGAGAAGCATTCATATCAGAAGATGGTACATGCCTGATAGACATAGATGACATATTCCAAGAATCTACCAATGTAAGGATTGAATATTATGTATTTTTACAAAAGGAAGGAGATGGAGATTGTTGGGTAGATAAAAAAGAGCAGACATATTTCACTGTAAAAGGCACTCCGGGGCTTAAATTTGCATTCGAAATCAAAGCGCGGCAGGCTGATTATGAACACATGCGATTTGCCGATGCAAGCGAAACAGCTTACGATAGGGCAATAGATACAGACATGCCAGAGCCAGACTACAGTAAAAGCCTTGAAGTATCAGAACCAGATTATGAAAAAGAACTTCTTAATAACAGGGAAAAAATTATTGACGAAATGGAGAATGTATCATGAAAAAAATTCTTACAAGTTTTATGAATCTTAGCACTGGAGAGGGGAGCCGTATTGCCTACACCTATTCTGAGGTAAACGAGGAAACAGGAGAAGTTATCAGCCAGAACAATAAAGGCAATTTTCTTGTGATGAATGACGATGTGCAGTCTCATCTTGATTCGGTCAAAAAATATATCCGGGACAAATATTTAGCATAAGGAGGAAGCAGCCATGCCAAAATGGACAGATTACACGATAAAAACAAATCCTGCGGACAAAGATGAGGTAATGATTCTTGATACCGCAGGCAAGGCAAACAAACGTCTTGGTTTGTCGGCACTGTCAGATTGGATTATAGGAAAGATTGCAAACAAAGTTTTTGAAAATTTGCAGACACGAAACAAGACAATTCTGGGGGCACTTAATGAATTAAATGGTAAGGTTTTCATTGATGCTCGAAATCTTTCAACATTTTCTGTAAATATTAAGCTTTATAAGGACACTTATACATCATTTCTCATGTACGGAGCGACTTCGCGAAGCACTGGATTTATGTACATTGTTTTTGTTAATACTGCATCAGAAAAACGGACAGTAGATTTTATTAAAATTGCAGACTTTAAGGCAAACAGGACTTTTTCAGGTACATACAGTGATGACACATCTGTATTGACGATAAACGCCAACGATACCGTATGGGGAGGCATTAAGTTACTGATGCTTCAATAGAAAGGCTATTAAGTTGTTTCAATCGTAAATGGTTCGTAAGAATTCCTATTTAGCTCGTTAAAAATTTCATAAAAGCTACCAATGGAATGTATTAAGTACGTTTGAGAACAATGTAGAAACGTATAGTATTCAAACTGATTTCATGAAAGGAGTTGACAGAATTGGAAATTAAAGGTATTGACGTATCATCTTATCAGGGCAAGCCAGACTGGGCGAAGGTGGCTAAATCCGGTATCAAATTCGCCATTTTAAGAATCCATCAGAAAACTGGCGTTGACGGCTCATTCGAGTACAACTACAAGGGATGTAAGAGCAACGGAATCCTTATCGGTGGGTACAAATATTCTTACGCTCTGACACCGGCACAGGCTATTGGCGAGGCGGAAGATGTGATTGCCGCACTGAACGGGCGTGGACTGGATTTCCCTGTGTTCTATGACCTCGAGTGGTCTAATCAACGGAAACTCGGTAAACAGGCGATTGAGAACATTGCAGTCACATTTCTGACTAGGATGAAGAAAGCCGGTTATAAAGTTGGCATCTATTGCAATCTTGATTGGTACAATAACGTTCTGTCAGACACCCTGAAAAAGTACGATTGTTGGATTGCTCGTTATCCGGCTAGTGATAATGGCTCTGTACAGGAAAGATTGCGTCCATCTGTTGGTGTAGGCTGGCAGTATTCCAGTAGAGGAAAAGTATCCGGCATTAGTGGTAACGTTGACATGGATGTATTCTATAAGGATTACAAAGAGGAGGTTTCTGCAATGGATAAAGCTATTGAAAAAGTGATTCTCATTGCAAAAAATGAGATTGGATACCTTGAAAAGAAGAGCAATAGTCAGCTCGACAGTAAGACTGCAAACGCCGGTTCGAACAACTATACGAAGTACTGGCGAGACATTAAGCCATCATATCAAGGACAGCCTTGGTGTGCAGCATTCGTGAGTTGGTGTTTTATGGAAGCATTCGGACAGGAAAAAGCAAAAAAACTGTTGAAGCACTGGCCCTATGTTTACTGCCCAACACTTGGTAATCTGTTTACAAGGAACGCTAATCCAAAGATCGGTGATATTGTAATTTTTTATCATAATGGAACTTTCACCCATACCGGTATCGTAACGGCTGTAATCGGAGACAGGTTCTATACCATTGAGGGAAATACTTCTGGTGCATCTGGAATTATTGCAAATGGTGGCGGTGTCTGTGCAAAGAGTTATCTTAACAGCCAGATGCCCGGAACTAAGTTCTGTACACCGGATTATAGTATTACATCTGATGTGTCTGTACCCGCAAAATCTGAAAATGCATTGCCTAATACCGTACAAACAGGAGAGAAATATATGTTTAATCCAGAAACAGTAAAAGCAGGAGACAAAAATACATCTGTGCTTCTCTTACAGGAAATTTTAAGAGCCAGAGGTTTTAAAGGCAAAAACGGCAAAGCCTTGAAACTTACATGGACAGCAGATGCGAACACGATTTGCGCTCTGAAAGCTTATCAGGAATCTAGGAAAGATGTTCTGGAAGTGGACGGAGTCTGTGGACCCGCCACATGGAAAGATTTGATTGCTATATAAAAGCATCCCGGGGTTAATTCCCCGGGAACTTTATTTATAAACATATTTTGTATCATTTCGGAAGTTTTAGACTGTTATCGTTAGTCACACGTTAGTCACAGATTAAAATATTGTTTCCTAATATAATAACCTCTGAAACACTGTATTTACAGGCATTTGCGCAATTTTCTAAATTCTATTTGTTGGTCACAATTAATAAAATTAGAATAATGAAAATGAAATGTGGGAAATCCTTGTAAAATCGCTGAAAATGTTGATTTTAATAGGGTTTCCGGCGTTTCGATAATGATATTTCGGTTGTTTTAGAAAGATTAAAATTGGTTCCGTTAGTCACAGTTAGTCACAAATGGAACTTTTATTTTTTCAATTTCTGTCCGAAGTTCTTCTAGTGTCCTGTGGCCGTACACAGCATTTGTAACATCTCCGCCAAAGGAGTGTCCGAGCATTCGTTTCCGGTCATTCTCCCGGACGCCATATTTTTCGCACAATGCAGAAAAGGTGTGCCGGCAGTCGTGTGGTGTGTGCTTCGGATTGCCGACTATTCCTAAGCGTTCCAGTGTAGGATAGAACAACGCTTTTCTGTGGTGTTGCTGAGTATATACGCATAGTTTTCCATCTTGTGTCAGCACTTTCTGCTCAACAAAACGGTATATAGCGGAATGTATCGGAACGATTCTGTTTTTACCGGCTTTTGTTTTGATTCCACCTTGGAAGTATCTTTCTTTTAAGTTGGTCGTAAGTTTTAACACTTCGCCAATTCGCCATCCAGAGTAACACATAATAAGAATGAGTTGCACTTCTGGATCGTCGGTATTATCCCATAAAATTTGTAGTTCCTGATCAGAAAATGGTGTTCCATGTTCGGTATCATTGTCAGCATTGACATGGACATATAATGCCTTATTTTCCGTTACGATTTCTGAGTAGACTGCATATTTGTACATCTGCTTGAACAGAGTCAAAATAGCCATCTGGCTTTGCTTTTTCAGCTTACAATCATCAATAACCTTTTGCATATCGGGGGCCTTTAAATCTTCAAATATGCGATTATGCAGAACAGTACAGTTTGTATAAGCTGTCCGATATGCTTCCTTTGAACTGTATGACAGTTTTGTCCCCTCTGGGAACTTCCACGCATAAAACTGTTTATATACCTCTGAGAACGTCAATTTCTTGATTTCCGGGTGCTTATCCTCTACGCCCTTGATTGTATTGTAGTCGGCAATTAAGCGGCTTATAAGAGTATCTATGTCGGTTGTAGGAGATACCTCAAGAGTCCGCTCCATGCCGGGTTGATACGTGCCGGCTTTGTATGCTGTCAGGACAGTAAAGCCTTTTATCCAGTCATCCACATAGCAGATTGCCGGCGGACGTTTTAGTTTACCATTATCGCCCAGTGTAGCCGGTGGATGTACTGCGAAACAGTTTCTCCGGTTCTTGCCAAGATACCGAATAGAGCCAAAGTTATTCGGAAGTTTTGGATATTTCTTTCTTTTCTTCGCCATTTTTATTCCTCTTTTCTTTATGTAGCTGTTTTAGGTATAAAAATAACAGTCGAACAAATTTTCTGTCTTGTTCGACTGCTCCGAAGATGATACAATATGTTTTGCCAGAGTATAGCATCTCTCCGGAGATGTATAAACGCCGTCCCGGTACGCCAATGCCGGGCGGTTTTTTATTTAGCTTTCAGCGTTTTGTACGAGTCTTTCGAGTTCGTCTCTATCCCAGAGAAGTACTTGGTCTTTTTCTGCCAGTTGTTTCGCAGAACGGGTAAAATACCTATTGGTCAGAACCGCTGCAACGTGGCAATGATAGAACGTCTTTCCGGCAAATGCCTCCTGCACTGCTTTGTTCCCAATATTATTCGAATAACATTTGCACTGTATCCCATATCGGATTCCGGCCTTCTCTGCCAGTATATCAATCCCCTGATCACCACTTCCTTGTGTGACTTCTACATTATAAAAGCCATCATTGCGAAGCAGATCAGCGCAATAGTATTCGAAGTCGTGTCCTTCCATTGTATCATATACTGGGAGTTGTGGGATTTCCGGCTCTGGTTCGGAAACCAATTCCGGGAATATCTCAGGTGTAAGTATAATCGGTTTTTCTTGACAGCTATGCTGTTCCTCTTGAGAGTGATAATTATATTCTGGAATAACAGGGTCAACTAAACCATCGTTATCAGTTCCGTTAATATGTATGATTTCACTTAAAGTGGCAATTATTTTTGACAGCATTGCCGATAATGCAGCAATAATCAATGCTACGGGAATGAACATGATGATTCCTGCAAAGATTCCCGAGCCTACTTCGACAGGGCCTTGGGCGTTTCCACTTCTTAATCCAGAAACAGTGATGCACGTCATAAACAAAAACCACAAGGCTGTAAAGAATGCTGCGAGTTTATGTTTTTTGTAAAAATTAAATACGTGTTTCATATAGTCCTCTTAAAGTTTTACTTCGAATACCCGCCCGCATTTCTTGCATCTGAATGTTTGTTTGCCCTTTGGCTTTGTGTTGACAAGAGTAAAAGGATGCAGCGGATTTAAGTTAAGGGTTGTTTTCTGGTTGCCCGACAGATATTCAACATCAGTACTGCCGCATCCAAAACGTGGGCATTTGATTTTCTTAGCCATATTGTTATTCCTCCGTTTGATTATTCTTGCGTATCTTCGCTGTACATGGTGAAAGAATCATTGAGACTTTCCCAGTCAGCCTTATTTTCTGCATAAGTTGATACAGTCTCTTCACCGGTTGAGGAGTCTTTGACTGTGACCTTATAATCAACATCTTTTTCAGCCACCCCATTCACCTGCTGATACACCGGAGCTGTAAACAGTGCGATGTATCCAATGAAGAGTTCAGATTGTGCTATATTAGTAGTAGCAAGATCAATTTCGAACTCAGTCATATCATTATTGTATGTGATGTCCTCAACGTTTGGATAATTAGTATCGTCATCCAGGATATCTTTGATATAATCATCAAAGTTGGATTTTACGGCCTTTTTCCATTCTTTTTGCTGCTTCTTTGTAAGAGTGTAAGTTGTAGAGCCATCCTCATTGACAACAGCTTCCTTTGATTCTGGTACTGATGAAGTATCATCATCTTCTTCAAATCCGTAGTTTGGGACAGTAACGGTAACGTCCTTCCCGCCTGCCAGAACCGGAATAGAAGAAGTCAAAGTAAATGTAGCAGTCAGGAACATTGCGACAGCCTTTTTCTTATTCATAGAATCGTTCCTCCTAATAGCTTTATTCGCCACACTTCGCACTTTTTATGCGGATTATGTATTTTGTACCGCTGATTTTGCAATATTATGTAAAGTACGGTTATTCGTGGTATTTTTATTTTATCATTTTAAGAGCATATTGTAAAGATTTAGAACGAAATAGAGTGATTTAGATGAAAAAGAAATGTTTTTTTCTACAAAATAGTGAGAGTTCATGTGTATCATTGGCAGTTGCCAAGAGTCGGAATAGGTGGTATAATAGCAAAAGCGAACTAATGTTCGGTTCTATTTCCCACAGCCGAACATATACTGTAGTGTAGGTGGTAGTTGTGACAGGGAGGGTTATTTATGGATTATAAGAAAGAGATTATTGAGATGATACAGAAAATACATAATGAATCAATGATAAAATTTATTTACGGATGCGTAAAAAGGGCTTATAAGGAAGAAAGGGCAGGAAAATGATTCCTACCCTTGTGTTTTAGAAAATAAACTTCTCAAAAAAATCACATAACAAATCTTTTTTATCGGGCGGCAGGTTATCGTATTCAAGAATTATTCTTTTGAAACGAGGGTCTGACTGCTCGATTTTTGTAACTACATCTCCAAATTCAATATCAGGGTCTTGATTCTCTTTTAAATCTGTCAAATCTGACATTCTTATTCGGAAATAATCGGCTAAGGCTCTAATCTTTCCGGTTCCTGGCATCGAATTACCTTTGCACCACATATTAAATGTAGATGCGTTTGTTCCAATGGCTTCAGCGATTTCCTTTTGCTGTTTCCCACTTCTTGAAATGTACTTATTAAGGTTATTCGAGAAGATCTTTTTCTGTTCTTCAGTTGTCATGGTTGTCATGATTCTTTTCCTCCTTACATTTTGTATTGTACATCATATTTATAAAAAATTCAATAGTTAATTCAATTATTTTGAATTTTGGTGTTGACAATTCAATACAGTTGAATTATAATAAGCTCAGAAGTTAAGAAAGGAGATGAGCAAATGCCAAAAATTTCATTAGAAGCTGTTCGAGTAAACGCAGGATGTAATCAGAAAGAATGGGCTGAAATATTCGGTATTTCCAATGCAACTGTAGTTAATTGGGAAAAAGGAAAAACAGAGCCGACATTATCACAGCTCAGAAAAATGAGTGAGCTTTCTGGAATTCCTATGGACTTTATTTTTGTGCCAAATAACTTCAATTAAATTGAATTAGAAAGGAGCATAAATGGACGCATTACAATTTAATAAAGCCGTCAGACAACACTGCAAAGAATCTGGTGGAGACTGTTGCAAATGTGACCTTCGGCTTTACTGTTATCTATCGCCAAGTGAGCGACCAGATGAGTTAGTGAGCCTGGTTATTGATTTTTTGCATAACCACATTGAAAACCATGGTCATTATACCCATCACAGTGCGGCTTCATTTCCGTGTATTGATGATATGGACATGAGCACCGCAATAGGCGGCGGCTGTTATCAGAAACCTCATACTCTTCATAAACAGTCACGTGTTTGTGAATCTTGTGACAATGATACAGTCGTGTAATTGTTTCAACCATATAATTCCCCCTTTCGTTATACTCGGCATGTCAGTGCCTGCAAATGCATTATAGGTAGAGAGGAAAGGAAATACAATAGGTTGACGGGAAGACAGAAAGTTTTTTCTAAAAAGAAAACAAGAAAGGAGCATGAAATGAGCGAAGTTGATACTTACATCAAAGAAAATGCAGAAGTTCATCAGTTCGCCGCAGAGGTTGCGAGAATCATATCAGGCATTCCGCAGATGCCGGAGTTCTCATCAGAGAGTATGACTGTAGCCGACGCGAGTCAACTGATTGGACTTCCTATTACAGCAATCCGAGCAGGGATTGTGTATGGATGGTTGCCGATTGGCGTGGCTGTGCAGAATAACAAGCCAGCAAAAAACCTTTCCGGTGGACGAATCACATACATCATAAGCCCTAGGAAAGTTTATGAAGTGACCGGCCATGTCTGGAAAGGCAAGGCTGCTCTTAATAAGTGAGTGCCCCGGAGGGAGCCGAAACCTCCACCCCGGAGCTTTGCACCCACTAAAGTACCTTAGTGGATACAGGTTAATTATAAGCCTCTATCTGCTAATTGTAAAGACAAATAAGAAAAAATTAGGAGAAATTAGCAAGATATGAGCGAAATTAGAAACGAAAACCAGCCAACATGGGCTGACATCGAAGTAGCACTTGCGACTGAAATTGTCGAAGAAAGTAAGAAAAAGTCAAGAAAGTGGTTTACCGCATGGATTGTAACAGCCGCCGCACTGGTAGCGAGCAACCTTGCGTGGATTGCAGGAGAAATGAAATAAAATGAAAGAATATATGCTAATTGCTGTTTGTATGCTTGCCGGGAAATATGTGGATGTACCTATCTGGCTAAACATCTTTTTCGGTATCTCGGCAGCATGGGCAGTGCGCCAGATGGAAGCAGACTGGCAGTAGGAAATAAGGAGGATAAGAAGATGTTCGAGAAAGAGATTGATGAAATTTACGAACTCTGTAAAAGAGTTGTGAACGAAGTTCCGACAGTAAGTGTCGAATTCAGTTATTCAATTTATGGCATGAGAGTATGTGGGCTTAAAAGAAAAGAAGATGCTTGCCTTCCAAAAGACGTGTTTAAGTGGGATTTGTACCAAAACGTATCTTTTAACCCATTTTATGAGAAAGAAAGTCGTGAAAAGCTCAATAAAATCAAAGCATTCTTGCTGGAACTTCTGATAGATGGGAAGTGTCCAAATGAGTAAACAGGTAGCGATTATGAAACTTCTTCCCAGTCTGGAGATAGCAGGATGTATTAATGAGCTGCTCAGAGAACTTCAATCCAGAGGTGATTACATTCTGGATTATGAGAACTGCGACATGTCTCTGGACCATGTGGAGTACCACAAAGCTGAAGATATTGATGGAGAGAAGTCCGGGGACGCTTCGGATAACCTGTACTGCTTTTTCAAGGTGGTGTGAACATGGATGAGAGAATTAATGAGGTTCTGAGATTGATTGATATACAGCTTGCCACAGTCCCAGATAACCCTATTGAAGAATCATACAAGGCAAGAACATTAGCGGGCTACGTACAGGCCTTAAATGGGCTTTTAACGGCTCAGAAATCGTATAAGGAGGAACAGAAATGACTGAATTTGAAATCCATATACCGGCACGTAAAAAGGCAGTAGTGTCAGAACGAGACATGGCAGTAAAAGTGACCGGGGAAGCGTATAATGCGCTGACAGAAATTTACAATGAGAGTACTTTATCAATGCGTCAGATCGCAAGTCTTCTGATTGTAGAAGGCAGCAAACATATCGTATACGACAAAGCGGAGGTGTGAGCTATGGCAAACTTAATTGGAATCATGGGTGAACCCGGAAGCGGTAAAAGTACATCCCTTCGCAATCTCAATCCAGAAGAAACTTATTACTGTGATTGTGACGGAAAAGGACTTAACTGGAAAGGCTGGCGAGATCAATACTCCGCTGATAAGAACAATTACGTCAAAACAAGCTTTCCGCAGACTATCATTAAATATCTTTTGAATATCGCAGAAAAAGCCCCGCATATTCATTATTTTGTTGTTGATACCGTAAATAATCTTATGGTGTCGGACGAAATGAGAAGGTGCAAAGAGAAGGGCTATGACAAGTGGATGGACCTTGCCTCGAGCATCTGGGACTTGGTGGATATTCCGTCAAAGCTCAGAGACGATTTGACAGTGATTCTGCTGTTCCACACGCAAACAGAAATGACTGACGCAGGCTATGAGTTTACCAGAATTAAGACCAATGGAAGAAAAACTGAAAAAAACAATATCGACAGTAAATTTAACTGGTTGCTCAGATCAATGAAACAAGAGAATGTCTATTGCTTTTCAACCACTTCTCATAATGACACTGCAAGAACGCCACTGGGAGCATTTGAGGAGGAATATATTCCGAATGATATTACGAAGGTCACTGAAGTTATGAAGGAGTTTTGATAGGTGGTGAAAACAATAAATATATCTGATTCGATAAAGCCGATTGAAACAATTTATAACGGGTATCGTTTCCGCAGCAGATTAGAGGCGAGATGGGCGGTGTTTTTTGATACGCTTGGTATTCAATATGAATATGAACCAGAAGGCTTTAAATTAAACGATGGAACTATGTATTTACCGGATTTCTACCTTCCTGCGTTCAACTATTACGTTGAAATTAAAGGATTTAGTAAACATCTGAGGAACGACTTGGATAAAGTAGAAAATTTTGTACACGAGATTAAAAAGTCAGTAGCAATTTTGAGCGAAATTCCATATTCCAAAAATGCTGCGGGAATGTATTGGTTTCCTGTCATACATTACTGTTCTGCATACCATAATTACGCGGATAAGTGTTATTTTCTTTTTATGTATAACGATGAAGGTGCCTACATAGAAGACGGTTTCTATATAGGGCGCAATGAACATTGGCTTTGGCATACAGCAAACGTCGCAAACGCGGATGTTTTGGCATATAAAAACATTCAGGCTATCCCCGGAGAAAAGTTAAACGACAAAGACTGCGATATACGTATTGCATTTGACTTTTCAAAGATTAATAAGGCCTTGCTCAAATCTCGTCAAGCCCGCTTCGAACATGGCGAGAAACCAATTACTTGAGGGTAATACAGATGAGAGAACAAAACTGGTATGTATTTTTAATAGGCCGGTACGCCTATCGGATAAGATGCGAATCGCATTATATCCATCAATTATACCGTGATAAAGCAATTCGCGAGTACAGGAAATGTGCAAGTAAAGAAGAAGCCATTTCTATGTGCTATGACTATAATAAATATTTTAAAAGGAGATAAAAACATGGCGATTAAAAGATTTGGAGATTATGAAAAAACACAGGCTTATGGAGATTATGATGTACTTCCAAAAGGTGGTTACGTTGTAAAGATTCTTGGAGCCGAAGTTTGTAGTAATAGTGTAGGCCAGTATGTAAAAATCAGCTGCGATATCGTAGAAGGCGAATATGCAGGCTTCTACGCAAAAGAATATAAGGCTCAGCAGAATGAGGATAAGAAATGGCACTGCAATTATCTTCTGAATATCCCGAATGATGACGGATCAGAGAAAGATAACTGGACAAAGAGACGCTTTAAAACATTTACAGAAGCTCTTGAAGAATCTAATCCGGGATACCATTTTGACTGGGATGAGCAGAAATTCAAAGGCAAAATTGCCGGCGGTCTTTTTAATGAAAGAGAATATGAAAAGAATGACGGAAGCATTGGAAGAGCTACCAATCTAGCATCCTTCTGCAAAGTTGATAAAATCCGTTCTGGTGATTATAGACTTCCAAAGGATAGGCTTTTAAGCAGCAATAATTCTTCACACGCTAATTCAGATGGGTTTATGAGTATTCCAGATGGAACCGATGAGGAGATGCCATTCAACTAATGGATATTTTTGATCAAAAAGAAGTCTTAAAGTCTTTCCAGATTCTTGTTGATTCCAGGGAACAAGCGACCGAACGAGCGGAGAAGCGGCATAATTCCTTTTCCGCTCCATATAGTCGAGCAACATTGGATTATGGTGATTACACTTATAATGCAATATTACCAGATGGCAGTTCGCTTTTCGATACGTGTAAAACCATTAAGCCATTCTGCGTGGTAGAACGAAAAATGAATTTAGACGAATTAGCCGCATGTTTTACCAGAGGACGCGAGAGGTTCAAAAGAGAGTTTGAACGGGCATTAGATCAGAAGTGTAGGATTTATCTCATTTGCGAAAATTCGAGCTGGGAAAACCTTCTAAACAGTAAATATCGAAGCAAATTCAACTCCAATGCATTCCTGGCTTCTAGTGTTGCGTGGATGGTTCGATACAACATGAATGTGGTTTTTTGCAAGGAAGAAACATCCGGGAGACTGATAAAAGAAATATTGTACAGAGATTTAAAAGAAAGACTTGAAAGGGGTGAGTTTGATGGTTGTAAATTCGATTCAACTCACAGGTGATAGCAATGAGTGAATATCCGAGTATGTATGATGCAGCTATCGAATATGCCAAAAAAGGATTTGCTGTCTTCCCGTTAAAATACCGTGATAAAGTTCCACTTACCAGAAATGGATGTAAAGATGCAACTACGGACGCGGCTCAGATAAAAGCTTGGTGGCAGAAATACCCAAATGCAAATATAGGTCTTGCGACTGGTTCAGTTAGCCAGAACGTTTTTGTAATTGATTTGGATATTGACGAAGATCGCGGAATAGATGGATATCATTCGCTTGAAGACTGGCAGCGCGAACATGGAGATTTCCCAGAAACATGGACGGCTATCACAGGGCGTGGTGGATATCATTTGTACTATCGCGGAAATGGCAGAATAAAGAACCGAGCCGGAATTATTGACGGTGTAGATATCCGTGGAAATGGTGGATATGTAGTAGCTCCCCCGTCAATACATAAGAACGGTAATCGGTATGAATGGGAATATTCCCCAGATGAGTTTGAAATTGCAAAGGCCGATAACAATGTAGAATACTTCTTGAACCATGACGATCAGAAACAAGGCGCAGCTTTTACCATGCCAAATATCGTGGCAGCAGGACAAAGAAATCAGATGCTTTTTCGTTTTGCGTGTATGATGCAGGCGAAAGGAGCGTCAGATCAATCAGTGTTCGCTGCTACCATGGCTGAGAACGAAAGTTCCTGTTCACCTCCATTGTCCGAGCAGGAAGTCAAAGTCATTGTATCAAGCGCGACTAGATATGATAAAGGAAAGCCCATTCACATTGATTCAGAGGGGGTTGCAACACAGGGGTGGAGAGAGCCGGAGTTTGATCTTACAGTAAAAGGAACAATGGTCCAAAGCATTAAGAACATGTGCGAAGCCATTGAGTATGACCCTGATCTGTATGGACATATCAAATATAACGAGTTATCGTACGCACCCTTTGTTTGCGGAAGTCTCCCGTGGGAGCATGTAAACATGTACAGAGAATGGAGTAACAGCGATGACAGTAATTTGAAGTCGTATATCGAATCAAAATACGGACTAAAGAGTCTGGAGAAGATTATGGAAGCACTTAATATCGTAGCGAATAGAAACAGATTCAACCCTGTTGTTGATATGCTTACTGACATTCATAAGAATAAGTGGAATAAAAAGACGGGATATATCATTAAATTACTTCCAGAATATCTAGGAGTGGAAGACACGGAGTATTCCAGGGAGTGTATGAAGCTGTTTATGCTAGGCGCGATCAGCAGGGCATTCCATCCGGGATGTAAGTTTGACTACATGCCAGTGCTGTACGGTTCACAGGGAATTGGAAAATCTACCTTCCTGAGACTTTTATCACTCAATAATGCATGGTATAACGACAACTTTAATACAGTCGAGGGCGACAAAGCCCCGGAAAAGCTGCGCGGTATGTGGATGGTGGAACTGGCAGAACTACTGGCTACTAAAAAAGCAAAAGAAGTTGAGAGTATCAAAGCATTTCTAACGTCCACAGTAGACACGTATAGGCCTCCATATGGGCGCAGAACGGAGCAAAGACCAAGAGTGTGTGTGTTTGCCGGGACAACCAACAATGACCGCTTCCTGACTGATAGAACAGGCAATAGACGATTCCTTCCGATAGTCACAAGAAAGGAACACGTCCTGAAATCCATGTTTGATGATCCACAAGCCGTAGCATCCGACTTTACAAATGCTTGGGGAGAGGCAATGGAACTTTTCGAAAAGGCCGATAGAACGCCTAAATTAATTCTTCCGAAGAATTTGCAGCAATATATAGAGGATAAACAGGAAGAATTTATGGAAGAGGATGTGAGGGTCGGAATTATTCAAGAATGGTTAGACCATACAACGGAACCTCGCGTTTGCGTCGCAATGCTATATGAACAGGCGTTGGGCAACGAGGGCCGCAAGCCCACAAGGTTCGAGTCCAACGAGATTCACTCCATCATGCAGAACTGCATTGACGGATGGGAAAGGGAAAATGGCGGGAAACGGGTGAGATGTGGAAAGTATGGTCCACAGATATGCTATCAAAAAGTCAGAAAATTAAGTGAATTTGAAAAAATGTGTGAGTGTGAGATACCATTTGAATGATTCTAGTTACAGCTAGTTACACTTAGTTACACTCTGGAAACACCCTCAAACCCTTATAAATACTGGATTTTTTACTTAGTGTAACTAATGTAACTAATATTTTACTATAAAGTATATTTTAATAATTAT